GTCACACACGCCACTGGCAACTCGATATCAGGGAGCGGCCCTAATGGAATTCACGATGAAGCTCACTCACGGGAAGAAGGGACGGCATACTGCCGGCCCGTCTGATGGCTTCCTGGAGTACGAGATCGCGAAGCTCCCTGGAGTGCAAGCCAAGATCGAAGAGGTTGCAACCCGGATCTACGGCAAGGCCGAAGCGAACCTCGCTGAGCATCGCTACAGCGGAGACTCTCGCATCGAGCTAGAGCGCGATGACGTCGACCGCCTGGTCACGCTCAACGACGAGGCTGGAGACCGAGCCGCACTGGCGATTGAGAACGAGACCAACGTCCTCCACGACGCTGCTCGCATGCATCGGCGGTGATGGGTATAGCAACCACCCTCCCTGCCGCGATTCTGTCCAAGGTCGAGATGAGCCCGGTCGAGGATCTT